GGACGAGAATCTTTGGGACGAGAATCTTTGGGACGAGAATCTTTGGGACGAGAATCTTTGGGACGAGAATCTTTGGGACGAGAATCTTTGGGACGAGAATCTTTGGGACGAGAATCTTTGGGATGTCCGTTGGCGCTCTCTAATTCAAACTCACAAAAATGTTCGTCATTGATGCAAAAGATTCGCGATGGTAGATAATTAGCCGAAAACGGCGGTTCGAGATCCAATTGCTGAATCGGTTATTTTTATTGGAATTAGGATTGTTAACATCGGTTCGATTGGCGGCGACGAACAGAACGACGAACATAACGACGAACAGAACGACGAACAGAACGACGAACAGAACGACGAACAGAACGACGACCACCGACACGACATTTAATAAATTCACGCATTGCCGGTGTCTTAGCATACGCTAACGCTTTATTACATCCATCATCTGCTCTTACACGGGGGTCTTGAAGCAACATGCGAACTACGTCATAATAGCCATTTTCGCTAGCATCTTTAATCGCCATGTTATAAAATGCGGATGGATCGACACGTCTGTCTTTGAGTAGCAGAGCAACTATCTGTGTTTTACCGCGGCGAGCCGCTATACGGATCGGATAGTTCTCTCTATTCGCCGGATCAACACGCGCATCCTCAAGCAAAAGACGAACAATTTCAAACGTATCACCAATTGATAAGCATGCTTCACGCATTGCATGATTTACATCATCAGGAGTTAATCGCGCATCCTGGAGTAATAACTTGACCAAATCTGTGTAACCAAGTCTGCTTGCGTTAATAATCGCATCGTTTACATTTGTTATACGCGAATCTTGCAATAAAAGTTCAGCCATGTGTACATTTCCAGCTTCAATGACATTCGCAAAAAAATCGTCTGTAAATTTTATACGTGAAATTCGAGACAACATTTCATTTTTTTTCGTCAAAGATTCAAGCATTTTATCTGATAATTCTGGAGCAACAAATTCAGGAATATTGCCATCATACATTGTCTCGAGTTTTACGCCTAAACGATGTAGTTCCGTTTCAAACGCATTACGCGCAAATACGATCGTTTGATTTGCGTAATCAGGAAACCAATGCGGAAAGTCGGCGTCGTCTTTGTGTTCATCGATCCACATGTTTATCGCAATGGATGCACTTTCCAGTTTTTCTAACGCAGCTGTAACAACTGCAAATTTGGTTTTAAAACCGAGCATCAGCGAGGTTTTTTGGATAGCGGGTTTATGGGAATTTGAGTTCATATTCTATTTATGTTGTAGATTTTGCTGTTATTGTTTTGCTAAAAACATGCGAGCAAGTTGGCCGGGATCTTTGTCCATAACCTGTGTTGCATGGTCCCACACTTCGGGGCGGTCGTATTTGTCAAGCAGTGTCCGCATTTGCTTAAAAATAATTTGCGGAGCAGGTAATTCTTCCGTTTCAAACGGTTCGCGCACAGGACACATCCCAACGCGTGTAATGTGTTTTACATACGCAAGTACAATAATAATTAGCACGATAAAAATTAGCATGATAAAAATTAACTCAAAGTTCATTCAACTACTCGTTTGCACCGTTTTAATTCGATGTTTACTTGGAACCCAACATTCCCGTAATCTTACCCATGTCGGCCATCAGGGGTGCAAAGGTGTCGAGCATTGAAACGAGTGAACGCTGGGTTTGCAACAGGTCTTGCGTGTCTTTTGTCATTGCCGCAATTTGGTCTGGTTTTAGCATTTTATATGCGTTCAGGAATGTTGTGCCGGCGTCCAAATGAACACCTTTGTCATCCGATTCGGACGGGAGCTTTACGAGTTTGGGGGCACCCTGAAATGCTTCCGCATGAGGCACGGAGGCAATCGCAGGAAGACCCGTTGCAGAACCCGTTGCAGAACCCGAAACATCCAAAACAGAGGCGCCCGAACCATCCGAAACAGAGGCGCCCGAACCATCCAAAACAGAGGCGCCCGAACCATCCAAAACAGAGGCGCCCGAAACATCTCCCAACACAATAGTTCCCGAACCATCCGTGGAGCCATCGAAAAATTCATACTGTGCAGGTTCAGGGCGAACATGTCCCAACAACAAAACACTCGCACCAATCAAAAACGCCAATCCAATCATACGGGGTGCCGCACTAACGATTGCTAACACCGTTAGAACACTCACACCCAACAGCACAGGCTGTGTGAGATTGAACAATGTTGAGACCACAAACAGCCCAAGTGCAATTTTATCTACAACCCGCAGCGGACGCGACAACGAACGAAGAATTTGCAACATTCTCTATTCGTTCCATAATGATTTTAACTTGTCAGTACTTGTGATGCGCCTTGATATACTGAAAACATGAGTGCACCTAAAATTGCTTTCACACACAATCCACCAACGGAAATTTCGCCACTGCTGAGATACATCCACGACGCATAGCGCGAAAGGGTTGCAGTTATTACCGGAAGATTCAGGATAAAAACGATGATCGCGACAATTATGGGAGACTTCAAAAATGCGATAAAAGCATCGCGCCAATTGAATGGGTCTTTGTATTGCTGATGCTGTTGCTGATGTTGCTGATGATGTTGCTGTTGCTGATGCTGTTGCTGATGCTGCTGTTGCTGCCAAACAGGTGGCTGAAGTCCGGATTGCTGATTCAGCATAGCTTGAAAGTCTGCGCTGGTCGGGTGCGAACCGCCAATCACGTGTGCACGCGATGTTCTGGGGTCCATGCGCATTTGACCCGTACTGGTTGAAATGGGAGGCTCCGTAATGACCTGTTGAAGAGGCTGTAGCCCGGGAGGTTCTTGAACAGTGTCCTGGGTATTCAGCGCGGCCATAATACTTCGGACGCGACTGACATCCGTTGTTGTATCCTGAGGTTGTTGGTCCAACGGTGTTGAATCCATTGTGCGATGTCTGTCCGCCGTAAAGTTTTTTTAAATCTGCGCTTCAACGTGCTATTCGGACGCCACACGCTGAACCGTTTGAACAATCGGTCCCGTTGCAGGACACGGTATCACTTCTGTCGTAAATTCAACACACGTGTTTGCGCCCATTTGATAGACTTTGTCCACAACATCCTTGACGGGGGGGCCATGCAAAACAAGACACTCGGGGCCATTGCATAAAGGCCGGAACATAGCTGCAATGCCGAATCCAATAAAAAAACTGAGCATTGCTGCTAACCATGGCGTATCCAGCAGTTCCCAATAATTTTTGCGCAGTTGCATCTCTGCTTCTCACAGGGTTTCCGAGCTCAAAATGAAAATTCAATGAACACAACAGATAGATGAAATTTTTCAACAAACTTCAGCTATTACCGTTTTTAATCGGACTGTTTATTGGCATGTTTTTCGTATATGTACTCAAGCCCACAGCGACCGTTGTGTACAAATATCCGACATTAGATAATGCTGGGAAAATTACGTATCAGGACCGTAACGGCGTTTGCTTTAAATATCACGCAGACACGGTTGATTGTGATAAAAACGAAGGACGAATTGTCGCATTTCCGCTCCAATAGGGTTTAAACCGTCAAGAGCGAAATTCCCCGTTTGGTAATGGGAACGGGTGGGACAACGGTTGTAAACATCGATACATCGGGTTTAATGGGAATTTCTACACCTTTGCGTTTAGGATATAATGCGTTGTTTAACTTTCTTTCGAACGTGTTCACTTTATCTTCAGCTTTGAGAATACTCTGTATTAACGCGTCATCGCCCGTCTTATCCATCGTAAATGTTCTCCATGCTTTTAACAGGTCTTGTTCTGCTTCGATGAATTTATCCGTTCGTGCAGCGACATTCGCGGCTTGTTCAGCTCGTATCGCTGCAAATTGTTGTCTTGCAGCTGCAACCGCGTCGTCTGAGAAATCGGATGGATTTGTCAAAATTGTTAGAATGTCTCCTTCACGTTTCCAGGGGAGAACCGTTTTGACTGTGCCCCGGGTAAATGTTGGCTCACGTGTTTTAGGGTCAAAGTCTGTTTGTTTTCCACTAAATGTACTCACCCACACTCCGAGTTCAGGTTTTTGTTGTTTTGCAGATGCCATTTCTCTATTAACAGCGTTTAGTTCTCCTCAAAACGTGTGCGGACGATAGGACAAATGCCGTTAGATTCGTCGCTTTTATACGGTGAAATGGTAGCGTCATGGATTTTGCACGCGTGCATTCCACTTGCCGTTGGACTCGGTATTCAAACGGTGTTTTCGCTCATGATTCCGGGGTATAAGGTTTTAATGCTGCTGGGATTCACCGTTGCAATTTCGTTTTTGATTCAAATGGGATTGCTAACATCCCTTCAAGCGAGTTCGTGTTCGGGTGTTCAAGATGTGGGTGCAATCGCGTTTGGGGCACTCGAAAGTGCTGGAATTACAGCGGTCATGGGTGCAATCCCGTTGTTTGTGAAAATCGCCAGAGAAGCCGTGTCACATTTGTTCATTCAAAGCGGTGAATCCGAATTTGTAGAACAAATGATTGGAATGGCGTATTGGTGTGGATTTGCGGGAGCATACGGAATTGGTATCGGCTCAATGACTGCTGCAAAATGTAAGGCGAGTTCGTGATAAAATTGAAGAAGACCGTCCAAAGTTGACGGGGGGCAAAACGCAAGAGTACACATTAGGATGTCGCTGTTTCGTTACCACACAGTCGTTAGGCACCTTGGATATATCGTTGCGCAGGATGGACACGAAGTGAATGACCTAATTGCAGGCTTGAATGAAATTAGTTCTCGCGTGAATCCTGAAACGAAAGAACAGTGGGAGATCGTGATGCGTGATTCTGAGCGACTGTTGACTGTTTGGCATGCTGGGCACCAAAATGGCATGTGCGACAATTTCGTAATGCAGGTTTGGAGCATGCTTACGGAATTGTCGTGCAATTTGACTGCTGGTGTTTCTGCTGGGATTTCTGCTGGTGTTTCTGCGGCTGCTTCTGCGGCTGCTTCTGTGGCTGTTTCTGCTGGTGTTTCTGCTGGTGTTTCTGCACCTGATTCAGATGCTGTTAAATCCGTTGCCGAGCCTGCACCCAAGCCTGCACCTGCACCAGATTCAGACGCTGCGTCGGTTAAATCCGTTGTCAAGCCAAAGCCTGCACCCAAGCCTGCACCTGCACCAGATTCAGACGCTGCGTCGGTTAAATCCGTTGTCAAGCCAAAGCCTGCACCCAAGCCTGCATCAACGCCTGATTCAGACGCTGCGTCGGTTAAATCCGTTGTCAAGCCAAAGCCTGCACCCAAGCCTGCATCAACGCCTGCAGATTCAGATGCTGCGTCTGTCAAATCCGTTGTCAAGCCAAAGCCTGCACCCAAACCTGCACCCAAACCTGCACCCAAGCATGCACCTGATTCAGATGCTGTGTCTGTTAAATCCGTTGCAAAGCCAAAACCTGCTGCTAAATCCGTCTCCGCATTGGATGTTGAGACAAAGCCTGCAGCAAAAACCGTTCCGGCAGCCCCTGTTGTTGCAGTAAAGGCAGCCCCTGTTGTTGCAGTAAAGGCAGCCCCTGTTGTTGCAGCAAAGGCCGCTCCTGTTGTTGCAGCAAAGGCTGCCCCTGTTGTTGCAGCAAAGGCAGCCCCTGTTGCAGCAAAGATTGTCGCAAAGGCAAAAGAACCAGAAGTTGTTGAGCCAGAGGAAGAGGAAGAAGCCGCAGAAGAGGACGCCGCAGAAGAGGAAGCTGGCGATGCAGAAGAGGAATCTGGTGAAGCAGAAGAGGAAGAAGCTGCAGAAGAGGACGCTGCAGAAGAGGAAGCTGGTGAAGCTGTAGAAGAGGAAGAAGCAGAAGAGGAAGCCGCAGAAGAGTCCGGCGGCATCGTCGTATTTACGTACCGTGGCCGATCTTATTGGCACGACCCGACCGACGATTGCCTGTACGCATTTACGGGTGAAGATCAAGATGCCGGTGACCAAGTCGGAACCCTTGTGAAGGGTGTCCCGCGATTCTTTTCCACTGCATCCAAGTAAAGAAACATCATGTTGTGTAAACCGGCTACAACTATACTCATTATTTCAATCGCGGGTGTTTTGTTTCACATAATTAGCAGAGATTTGAACATTGCACTTTCATGGGCTTTTATCGGACTGTTCGGTACCAGCATGTTTCAACTCATTTGTTTTGCAGGTCTTGAACCACTTGCATGGATTTTCATGTGCATTCCCATCATGATTTTGTGTTTTTTCATTGCAGTCGCGCTGTTTGCGAGTAGCGTTCGAATTGAAAACCAAGTCCCAGATTCGGAATGCTCGACCTAAACACCCATACTTTTGTACATGTACAATGAAGCTGTTGCCCATCACACTTTTGTGTTGGTTTGAAGCATTCATGTCATTTAGCCAACGGATTGTGGCGCGTGGAATTCGACTTCTAAATCCGTTTGTACGGCGTGCAGGCTACGATATGCTGTTGCTTAAAAATGGATCATGGGTTGAATTTGATGGTAGTCTGCAAGACGCAGAGATACTCGGAAATGCAATTTATTTTGCTGAATCCCACCAAATTGCCGCGACGACGAACCCGATTTCACGTGTCAAAAAATGGCCGTGGTTGTCCGTACTTGCAGGTTCAAAGGACATGACTGGATTTTTCGAATCTCTCCGTGTTGCAAACGGAATTGAAATTACACCGCATCAGGTATTTATGCTTTCCGCGCATCAAACGGGGTGTATAACCACAACTCCAACAATTATCGTAACAACACGTTTAGCGGAGACGTTGGAGCTTGCAAATCCATTTATTCTACGGGTATAAAGGAATTGCAAACGATACACACAAATGATGTGGGTAGTTCAGGCGGTTGTTGTGTTTGGAATAATTCGTTTGTCCGACTGGGTGCTTGGGCGTAAAACGGGTGGTTATGCCATCCAGTATGGACTCTTTCATCGCGTATCCGTTCCGCAATAAACAATTAAACAAATAGAGATTCATGGGTTCTTTGTTCCTGGCAATCGCTATTTTTACTCTCGGGACAAGTGTGTTGTTGTATTTTCGCCCGGAGCCCATGTTTGAACCCGCGGGTCGCCCCCGGGATTTTGGGTATCAACGAACAAATCACACCATTTTCCCATTCTGGTTGTTTTGTGTTACATGGGCTGTCGTTAGTTATGCGCTTGCATTAGCGATCGAATGGTCCCTGTTGGATCCGGCGATGGGTGCTCTTGTCACTCAGCTTGTTCGTGAACCAGAAACTACGCGTTTTGAATATGAAGACGACCGTTTGGATGGGTTGGATGGGTTGGATGGGTTGGATGGGTTGGATGACCGTTTGGATGGGTTGGATGACCGTTTGGATGACCGTTTGGATTTTGAAGAAACAATGGACGACAATGATTTAGACGATGAAAATGTCACGCCTGTAACTTCAAATCGTACAGGTTTACGACCTATTTCGCAAGTGCAGCCTGTTTTTCAGCCTGTTTTTCAGCCTGTTTCGCAGCCTGTTTCGCAGCCTGTTTCGCAGCCTGTTTCGCAGCCTGTTTCAAAATCTCGGAATGGTCGATCTAATACACAGTTAATAGCAGCGTCAAGGGTCGCGTCAAGAACACCGGCAATGGTACCGGAAATGGTCGCGTCAAGAACACCGGCAATGGTACCGGCAATGGTACCGGCAATGGTCGCGGCAAGAACACCGGCAAGAACACCGGCAAGAACACCTGCAAGAACGCCGACAATGGTACCGGAAATGACCGCGACAAAGACCCCGTCAATGGTACCGGCAAGGACCGCGGCAAGGATTTCCCAAAAATTATTTGGAAAACCCGATGAAGAAGCGGAAGAAATCGACGAAGAAACCGACGAAGAAACCGACGAAGAAACCGACGAAGACGAAGAACCTCCAAAACCGGCAAAAAAGCCAACACCTGGGTTTTATGTACTTCAGAAAAACGGCGAGGAAGCCGGAATTCTCAAATACGTGTATGCAGGTGAAACACGTCCATCCGGTATCCCAGACAATGAGGTGTTTGAAGAGAAATAAATCATCAAAATGAACTAATGTTGGTTATTTCATCCGTTTCCCAAAAAGCGAGGTCACGGGGTCCCGTTGGACAATCGAGTGCAGCCGTTTGTTGCCGCTTCAATAACGCTTTACGCATTTTTTGAATACGTGTTGATAATTTGTTTTTAGCCTCTGAACAGTCTGAAAACAATGTTTCAATTAGTTCATTTCCACGCGTTTGAAATTTGTAGCAAATTAAATCAATTTCACGAATTTGTAATGAATTCGACAAACAACGTGCAACAATTACCGCTGCAGGTTCAACATCGTGACTTGTTCTAAATTGAATGTTGGTTGTACGACCCGTAGTTGGCAATGATACGTCGTCATCAATCGCTGTTATTTTTGCATTTAAAATGTTTAATTCAACGGCGCTGTCAAAGGAGTTCTCGTTGGAGTTTTCGTTGGCGGATACAAAACCTTCAAACAACAGAGGATTAAAACGCATTACAGCAAGAACAACAAGAACAACAAGAACAACAAGAACAACAAGAACAACAAGAACAACAAGAATAACAAGAACAAAAAACATGTTGCCTCTGTTTGAAATGTTGAAAATTAGCGAACTGCCTTTTTAGCTTTTTTGGACCTTGCAACGGGAGCAACGGGAGCAACGGGAGCCGCAGGAGCCGCAGAGGGAGCACGCCAACTCGCATCCAGTTGCGTGAAAATGGCGAGTGCACGCCTCGCCCCTGTGGCAATCACGCTGCGTGCGACAGCGTCAAGACTCGTTGCATCTTCCGCATGAAGTCCAAGACGCAATAGCATTTCTTTTTTAAGAGGATGCGGCACCTTGTAACCCACATACGTAATGGGCGCACCGCGCTGCAAACGGCCATCCGTTGCATATTCCTCCGTAATCATTGTTTGAAGCAAGTTACCGAGCGTGTGTTCCTGTTTGTCAAACAGAATATCAACACCGTGCATTACACTGTTTGCCGGACGAACCGTAACACCCAGCTCCTTAAAAGGCACCGTTTCATCCGCAAAGCGGCTCACCAGCTCAAGAACCCAGCGAATGCCCTCTGCAACAATGTCCTCCACTGGACGAATGCCAACGGATTCAACCGTGAATGTGAATGAATACGGCTCTCCATCTGCATTTACAAGAAAACACTGCTGAATTGCCATAGTCTCCCACTCTTGCCGCGCAAGTTTCAAGGCATCGGGCTCAATTAACGTGGATGCATCAATCTTCTTGTCTTCCGTCAGCCACTTTTTGAAAAATGCATCTTGACGTTCAGGTGATGGGTCCCGTGTATTTTCAAAGCTGCACTGAGATACGGGTGAAAATCCACTGTGTGTCGCACCCGTTTCAATAACAGGAAATGCTGTTAAATCAATTTCTTCCGGAGCAGAATTACCCGCAGGTCGCAGACTTAGAAGTAAACATGTGTCACCCGTAATTGTGTCGGGAGGGAAAAGCGCTGTCGTTGCATCCGAGGTAACGGCTACAAAGCTTCCGTCCTCCTGCTTTTCGCGTACGATAAAGTCACTTGCTTTGACGTTTCGTTTCTGCTTTGTATCGGGGTTCGTTACATGTAATAGACACTCATAGCGTGAGGGATCAAAGCGATCAATGTCGCGTACTCCGAGCGGCAGCAGACACAGACGATGCGCCAACTTCTCGTTGAACATGGAACTTGTGTTTTTGCGAATACGAATACCCGGATCATCCTTTGTCAAATCTGCCATGAAACTTACGGATCGCGTATGAGACAAGATTGCCCGTCGCAGGGTATTTGCAATGGTTGTGGATGTATTTTCCAACACAAACCGCATGCGGTTTTTGGCAGACGGGTCTGTCAAGAGGGGTTGTCCCGATGTTTGAATGCTGTGGAACATTTGTCTACTTTGGGAAAGGGTTCGGGTGATAGACTCAATTTTGGGGTGCGTCGCATGGATGTCCGTCATTTTCGGAGATATTAGCAACGAATGAGTGATCGCCGTCACAGATTTTATTTAAAAGAGAGTTGCAAATTCTGCGCGCAATTACTCGAAGAACTCATCAAAACACCGTTTGTTAAAGAGTTTGCGGTAATTTCGGTTGATGCAGCACCCGGTCGCCCACGGCCGCGACTTCCGCCCGAGTTAACGACGGTGCCAACATTTTTTATTGTGGGTGAATCTACGCAGCGTAAAGGGCTATTTCAGTGCATGTCGTGGCTGCAAGAACAAAAACTCATGGGCAGCAAACGGCCTTTTATGGGTGCAACAACAACCGCAACAACTTCAAGCACGGATTACCATAGCATGAAAGTTCCTGCACCAACTCCGGGACGAGCACCTCCTGTTGGTGGTGGCCCCATGGCAACTACAGATGATGGTCCCGCGGGCCTTGCATTTGGAGGCGGGTACTCACAATTGGATGAAGCACATGTGGACTTGAATGCCAATGTGAGTCGTTCGGAAAATCTTGCAGGCATTTACGATGAGGGGTTGTTTGTGCCTGAGTCGCGCACAAGCAACATGATGGCGGGTGCTTCACCTGGTGTTGGGGGTCCTGGTGTGCCTGCACCTGCACATGCACCGTCGTCGAAACAAGACGCCCGACGCAAAGAATTCGATGATGATATGGCTCGTAAACTCCGCGAGCGCGGTGACATTGCTCCGGGACCCAGGCGCACGTGATTTCTGAGCGCTAAAAATTGACGAGACTTCCCGTAGCAAACGGTGTTGTCGATGGACACAAACATTCGTTTAAATCCGGCATTTATGCTACGGTCGTGGAACATTGGCGCAGCAATCCCACCCCCGTTGGCGACCCCTTTGCCCCCTTTGACGAACTCGTTGACGAATTCATTGACAAACTCTTTGGCGACCCCGTTAGCGACCCCGTTACCCAAAATTCCAAAACCACCTCCGAAGCGCAAATGAACGCGCAGAGGTCTAAAAGTTTCAAACCGTATTGAACAACAGACATGGCAAACCCGTTGGGAATGTTTTGCAATCAACTCATTGCATTTTTCGACGAGATGTCGGAACAATTCCCGGAAGAAAAGGATTTGATTACGGCATCAACCGCGCTGAAGGGACTCAAACGCGTAAATCCCCGACTCATTCATACAAAATTCGTTGAAACGGTTGTGACAGAATTCAAGGACCCCATCATGTGCGAGGATGAGGCGTATGTGTTGAAGCGTGCGCACGAGATTGTGCATTCGGAACACGCAGATATGGCATCCGCATTTTTGATTTTCGACAAGCATTGGTCGACAATGAGCGCCAATGACAAAAAAACGATTTGGAAACATGTGCAGGTTCTTGTGTACCTTGCAGGTAAAGTTCAACCGCTGGCTTAGCGAGATTTTGGCAACCATGTTTTAGAGCGCCAGCGATTTTTAAAAACCCGCTAATGCTCTTCAAAAAACCTCGCTGGCGCTCGGTTTTAAAATTGATATGAATGCATATTCATTTTAAAAATCGCCAATGCTCTTCAAAAACCCTCGCTGGCGCTCAGTTTTAAAACAAAATGCGCACAGTGCGGTTCCCCGACACTGCGAGAATCATACGGGCAAACAGAGGACAAATGTCAACCGGCGGTTTTGCCAGACGTTTGACAGATTTTTGTGATAATCTCACCGTAGCATTTCCCGAGCTCAAACCTGCCATCGATCGCACCCGAACACTTGCACCCGACCAAGTGTGGTCCATGTGGAAAGGGTCTCTCCACTTATTAATTTCATGTGATGCACTTGAATTGTTCAAAGAGCGAAAAGGACTTCTTCTTGGCGCCGTTCGATTGACATCAGCTCTTTGGGGGGAGCTGAACACCGAATCACAACAGGCAATTTGGAAACATTTACGCTGTTTGATTTTGGACGTTGCGTCTGTCATTGATGCAGAGAAAGTAACCAAAAAACATTCAGAACAACTGTTACGCATTGTTTCCGCGCTTCAGGGCTCAGGAACAGCAACAGCAGGAGCAGCAGAACCCGACGGCGACTTTATGGCATCCATGTTCAAAAAACTCAAAGAGGTCTTGGGTGAATTTGGCGTTGGCGGATCTGACGTGTCCGGGGGCAATCCAGATGTTCCAGATTTTCCAGATCTTCCAGAAATCCCGGACCGTCTGCGCAACGGGAAAATCGCCAAGTTGGCCGAAGAATTCGCATCACAATTCGACCCCGCTGAATTCGGACTCAATGCAACGGATCTTTCCGGTACGGATCTCAACACACTCTTTGATAAACTGTCCGCACTCGACCCGGATAAACTCAAAGCTGGAGCAGCCCGTATGGCCGACAAACTGAAAACGCGCATTCTCGGCGGCTCGCTCAACCGCGAAGAACTCATTTCAGAGGCACGCGATTTTGTTGAATTATTCAAAGAGCACCCGTTTGTCAAACGGGTCATTGAAAGTGTTGGCGGAATGGATGTACTTACACAATTATTTAAGAAAACGGAAACGTCCGACCGTGTAAATGCTGTACGAGAGCGTCTGCGCCGCAAACATGCTGCAAAGCATGCAAAAAAGGGGCCTTGAAGACTGTTGAACCTTTTGCTAATTTTACCAGATGTTCGTGTGTTAAAATTAACAAATCTACTATTACTCAAAAAGGGCCCTTCAACATAGAATGAGTTGTCCGCCCTTTTGGCTCGAATCACCGTCTGTATTATGGAATCACGCGGATGAATTTTTTCCATTTACACCGACGGACCAACGGTGTACATCGTCTGCCCTGAATTCATTCACTCGTTTCGGAATTTATCTGGGCATCCTTCTTGCAATCGTTCGTTGGGCGCCCACATGGGTTCTCGTTGGTGCTGCGTTTGCGGCGTTTGCGGCGCTTGCATGGTGGGTCATGAACACACAGGGGACCGTGCGCGATGGTTCGGAAGCGTTTGTGAATCCTGTCGACGCGGTGGATGGCCGTACGGTGCAGGACGTGAGGGGAATCCGTTTGCGCACGGAACCAACGGCTGAAAACCCGTTTATGAATGTACTTCTAACGGAGTACACGGATGACCCGCAACGCCCTCCTGCGGCAACACGTCCTGAACTCAACAAGTATTTTGAAACGCTGTTTCACAACGACCCCGGTGATGTTTTTCAGCACACGCAAAGCCAGCGGCAATGGGTGACAATGCCGTCCACGACTATCCCGAATGACCAAGATGCATTTCAAAAATGGTTGTTCTGGACGCCTGACGATACATGCAAAGAGGGCAACATGAAAATGTGCAAACCGGTCATGGGAGGTGGAGAATATCCTTGGCTAAACTCGTTTTCCTCGTGATGTCTTATGTTGTTTAGAGACCGTTTGACTCATTCAGGGGACATCTTGCGTTGTGAGTTTGCGGACGCTGAAAAGAGACCAATGAAGCGATCCCCAACGAGTCAAAACAATTGCGTGGGAATCATTTGAGCTGCAAAAAACGCGCAAGATTTTCCCGTAAAATTGACGGCAAATGCACGCCTTTTGCAACTCTATCTGGCAATCCTGCGTTAAACGCGTTTGATTCAGGGAAAATCTAAATGCTGTGGATCCTTTACAAGCGGGCACACGGAATTTGTCCGTTTGAGCCAAAAAGAGGTGTGAATCCAGGAGCAAAAAATAATGAAGAGCTTTGATCTGAAGAAGGCCATACGAAAATTGTTCGTATGCTCCTGGCACTGCTGTTGGAAAGAGTCGTTAATGCTGCATTTAGGCGTGCTTCTCGATTTGCAACTGGACCGTGGGGTTGCTGTTATCAACAATGCAGCACTTCGATACACCGGACAAATCAATATTGCTCGTTTGCTCCTCAATTTGCCGCTGGCAACATCAAAATGCAACTTAATATGGACACACAGAAATTGTCCGTTAAATCTGCCGTTGGACCGTGGTGTTCTGCGCGAAAGGGCATTTTGATTCGCATTGTCCGTTTACTCCTCGAGCCAGAAAGAGGCAGCATCGAAATGCACACGGAAATTGTTCGTATGATCCTTGATGTGCAGAGCAATGAGCGCTCAAAAACCTTCTTAATCCAACAGAGATAACAAATGTTTAGTCAGCCAACGCCAACGCTTCAAACACAGCAATTTACGCGCGGATACGATGATCCTTGTTCACGCGCAGCTCGCGACCGCGAGACCATGGGCCCCGGTGCATACCAACGGGAGTTTTTGGTTCCCGACAACCGTGTTGCAACATCCACCGCATTTCAACAACCGGCCGTTCCGGCTGCTGCGGGATTTGGGTGGTCCAGACAATCCATTGATGTAGATTCGATTTTGCGCAACCACGGGATGCAAACGAATTCTCCACATTGCCCGGTGCGCGGACAGGCACGCCCGTTTGCCACAGTGCCATTCATGGGGCGTGGGCGCGGTGATGCGGATGCCGAATCGCAACTTAAAATGCCCGACTTCCAACGGCAAGGTAAGAATTGTGGAACAATTTCGGACACATTTTACGAAAATCAGTTTACACCCCAAATTGCATTTGTCTCACAGAGCATCCAAAATCCCAAACACCTAATCCCCGAGGATGCGTCACGAGGGTGGGTTCACGGAGGTATTCCGTCTCGTCAGTGGGGACGGGATCAAGAGTGCTGATGCGAAAATCTCACAACCCAGAACAGAAGCACACAATGTCCGCTCCCGATGTTCGCGTTAATCTTCAGACCCGGCCATTTATCGGGCAAAGCTACCCCCTCATTCCCGAGAAATTCTACAACCCGAATCCTAGTCGCAATGCGCTCGGCCTTTTTGGCGGCAATGAGGTGTCCCAAATCAGCGGAAACATCGTGGATTTGGAATCCGATTTGTTTGGGATCACACGGGATGTGTCGCGCGCACCGCAATTCAAGTACCAGCCGTCCTGTGCACTTGGAGGCGCGCAAGCGTGTGCGGATTGGCCCAAGTCGTTCCAGTTTCAGGAGCGCTCAACGGGGCGGGTCGTAACCGTGGATACGCGCCCGCGTCACCTCCCTACCACGCAGTATGTGTCCATGCCTGGGGTCCCGACACCCAGTCCGTTTGCCCAAGAGGTTCACGGAGCACCGTGGCGGTTCTAAGCTGTCGCGTCATCGTTTAACATACTTTACTATTTGCGAATAGCAAAGTATGTTTATTTTGTATATAAAAAAACCAATTCAGTTAGAAACGCTACACATTGTTCAATATCTGCATTTTCACGGTGTTTGCCTACAACAATATTTGAACGCGAATATCCGGATGGAATTACGGAATTACCTACGATACGCTGCAATGGACAGCAATTCAGTGGTCTAACGGAAGTTGTTGGATTCTTTGAACGTATGTCTAATGTACAAGATTTGCTTGCTAAAGCAACAGAATGGAAAAAACGCATTTGACATATACTTTCACACGGCGTCGATGAAGGGAAATGACCCCCTTTCAGTTAATTTACTCTTTGCGAATATCAAAGTATGTTTATTTTGCGTTAAAAAATGAATTTTTACCTTCGACTTTTACGTTTATTACGAGTTTGCCGACGAGTTTGCCGACGTCCGCCAACAGCAGTGAACGTTTCACGTAAAAGCTCCCGAATTTCCTCTGTTTTTCCTGCATCAATTTGCTTTGGAGACAAACCCCTGGCAACAACTTCGCGGCGCTCAAGTAAAAGCCGCACCACGTCAACATGACCGTTTCGACTTGCAGATCGAATTGCGAGATTGTCACGTGCTGACGGGTCTACACGCGGGTCCGCGAGCAACACCTCGACAACGCCTAAACGACCTTCTTGACTTGCTACGCGAATCGCGAAATTGTCGTCTGCTGACGGGTCTACACGAGAGTCTGCAAGTAACACCTTGACCACGTCTAAATGACCGTTTTGACTCGCACCGCGAATTGCGAAATTGTCGTCTGCTGACGGTTCTACACGAGAGTCTGCAAGTAACACATTGACCACGTCTAAACGACCGTGTTGACTTGCACTGCGAATTGCGAAATTGTCACGCGCTGTCGGGTCAACGCGCGGTTCTGCGAGTAGCATCTTGACTACGTCTAAATGACCGTTTTGACTTGCAGCGCGAATTGCGTAATTGTCGGCTACTGTCGGGTCTACACGAGGATCTGCGAGTAACACCTTGACAACGTCAACATGACCGTTTATACTTGCAGCGCTAATTGCGCAATTGTCGTCTGCTGACGGGTCTATTGTGGGGTCGTGTAGTAATAAATGTACCACATCTGCATTACCACCTTTAACCGCATTTTCAAATTCAACTTGTGTAAATGCCGGAAAGTCTTTTCGTTCAAGCACTTTGGAGTCCTTCATTAAAAACTCAATTTCTTTCTCTAACAAAGTAAGTTCAACATCCGTAAGTTCGGGATACATCGTTGGTCCGTTTGCTCTCATTGCCCCGTTTGCTCTCATTGCCCCGTTTGCTCTATTTGTCCCGTTTGCTGCGTTTGTTGCATTTGCAGCCTTTTCTAATTGTAGGTCCAACCGAGTCAACTCTGTCTCAAATTTTTTGCGCATATTCCAAATTTTTTGATTCACTACCCCAGGAAACCAGCCGGGAATTTGAGGAGCCAATGGCTCTGTAATGAATGGCTGAAGAACAGCATTTGCAGCTTCAAGTTCTTCTAACGCAGTAGCAACCCTCGCAGCCTTTGACCGAAGTGCATGATTCATCCGACGTCTTCTTATAGTTGTCCATTTTATTTTTTTGAAAATGGCATTTGTAGCGCATTAACAAAAAAGCACACACAAGGTAACATGGATGTCGCGAAACGTGACACATAACAGTGGTTGCTTTAATTCAAAACGACAATTTCGCAATACGCTGAGCAAGTGAATATGGTGACGTGGTGCGGATGGCCGTGTTTGTGATACAATTGATTTCGATTATGCATTAGAGCTTGCAAGCACAGCTCAGAATTGATTTCAAGCAACCCGTGGTGGCCGTCATCAAACTCGTCATCAAACTCTCCACCGAATTACACGCAAGCTATAGAGAATGGCACAACAACAACTCGCCGCCTACATGCACGAATATGCGATGCGCGGCCAGCACACCCGTGACCGCACAATGACGCGCCCTCGGCATGACGTTTGTCAAATGTCCGACCGCAACGACATGACAACAGCCCCGGGCCGCTACACAATGGGTGTTCCCAACCGGTACGGCAATGCCGTATTTGCGCCAAATCCGACTATCCGCCAGCAATTGTGGGGCGCGAGCCACGACATGAGCAGCACGAAAACGGACATGGAAAGTGAACTTTGGGGTATTGACCGCCCGAGTGCTCGCATTTGCGGGCAAATTCCTGCAGTGGTAAAGCCGCACACACTGACAGCCATGCCCGAACAGGATTTCCCAATGGTTTTTCCACGCTTGGTGGACCCCCCGTGCACTCTTCGCGGTTCCGGTTGGAATCGCTGGACATGGCTCGCAGAAAATCCCCAGGCGGATGCCATGATGCCGTTTGAACACCAAGTTGATTCCCGGCACGCAGTCAAAGACACGTATTATGCTCAGCTCCAGGCTGGCGGCGTGAATGCCGTTGCACACGGCACTGAAATGATTTGTGGTAAACAATACCAAGAGCCCGCAGTCCCTGTTGCCCGGCCATCCGCTCTAAATTTCTCGAATGCTGCGAGCGGAACAGCTCAATAATTTAATAGATTTTGATTTTGCGATGTTTTTTCATTACACAATCATAAGCAGTGTTTAGAGAAGATGGAGGTTGCAGCATTAGCAGGTCTTGTGGCATTGGGGTATTCTCTAATGCGACCATCTACGGAAGGATTTGCATCGACAACACCCACCGCAGCAGCACCGTCAACAGCACCGTCAACAGCACCCACAGCAGCACCCACAGCAGCACCGTCAGCGTCCCTGGACCACCACGATGTAATGACACACGTTTTTGGTGGTCTGGCGCCCGCAATCACACCACAAGCACCACCATCCACCGTTACAGCTCAAGTCCGCATGGAAGATGAAGATGTTATAACAACAACGCGTGCCACAACAATTTCAGCACTAACGGGACTTCCGATGGAATCCGGCGAATTTACGCACAACAATATGCAACCCTTTTATCGCGGCACGCCCAAACAAAACATGTCCGATACAGCCAACCGCTCGGCTCTCGACAATATGATTGGCACAGGCTTTGACCAAATTAGCAAACGGGAACAAGCACCTCTGTTTGCACCGTCAAAACAGCCATCCGGCAACGTGTTCGGTTTGGAAAGTGCCACATCTTTTTTCCAAGAACGCATGGTCGCGCCCACAAGTCGGTCAAACGAAGTGCCTGTAGAAAAAGTTCGTGTGGGTCCCGGTGTTGCGCAGGGATACAGCTCGTTGCCAACGGGCGGATTTCAACAATTCGATATGGACGAAATCATTCGAGAGCGCGGGAATTTATCGGTGGACCAATTGCGCACGGAATCGAATCCAAAACTGACATACGAAGGCATGATGAATCCGGCAGCGGCAGTAGTTCCCGTGCGCGGCGACATTGGCCAAGTTCGCAAATACCGTCCAGACACCTTCAGCATCAATGAAGGCACAGAGCGGTGTTTTACGACGACAGGTGAAAATAGCCGACCAACCCAGCGCGCGACTCAAGTACTGAAATTTCAATCGCGCCAGGAAACATCGTCGGAACAAATTGGCCCGGCAGCCGCAACGGATTTCAGCGCCACATACACCACACCGTCGTTTCGTGCACCGTTTGCACAACAACAAGAGGGATTTGGATTCCGCCACGCGGATGGATCTGCCTATGGTGTTTCGGATACGGATGCCCCACACAACGACCATGGTAAAGCGGGATTCGATCTTCCGGTAACGCAGCGCAATGTTACGTCCGAACGTGGTCAAACCCTGAATTTAACGGGACCCGCGGCAATGACCGTATATGACCCGAAAGATGTGGCGCGAACCACTGTGCGTGAAACTACGGGTGCAAACGACCGAATTGGAGGTGCCGTTGGTGCACTGAAACTTACGGTGTATGACCCCACGGATCTTGCTCGAATGACAATGCGTGAAATCACCGCACCCAATGACCGCGTTGGAGGTGCAGTTGGCTCTTCAAAACATACGGTGTATGACCCGATGGATGTACCCCGCGAAACCATACGTGAAACGACGGGAGAATGGGATCATTTGGGTTCCGCCGCGGGGTCCACGAAGCAAACGGTGTATGATCCGAACGATGTGCCTCGTCAAACTGTGCGTGAAACCACAGGAGAATGGGATCATTTGGGTTCCGCCGCGGGGTCCACGAAGCAAACGGTGTATGATCCGGACGATGTGCCGCGCCAAACTGTGCGTGAAACCACGGGAGAATGGGATCATTTGGGTTCCGCCGCGGGGTCCACGAAGCAAACGGTGTATGATCCGGACGATGTGCCGCGCCAAACTGTGCGTGAAACGACGGGAGAATGGGACCATTTGGGTTCCGCCGTTGGTTCCACAAAACAAACGGTGTATGATCCGACAGATGTTCCCCGTCAAACCGTACGCGAAACAACGGGAGAATGGGACCACTTGGGTGTCGCCGTTGGTGCGCGGAAACAAACTGTGTATGATCCGAAAGATGTAGCACGCACGACTGTACGCGAATCCACAGGGTCCTATGATTATGTTGGCACCGCAGTTTCTGTGGGTGCCAAGAAATTAATGGTGTATGACCCGACGGATCTGCCACGCGCGACAGTGCGCAATACGCTGCGAAATGTGGATACAGCAATGAATGTGACGTTGGCCGGCATGCCGAGTGCATCGACATTGGCGTTTCCAGACGGAATGCGCGCAACAACCAAGAGTTCCGTAAGCGCGCGTTCAGCGTACAGTGGCTCTGCGGGGCCTGCGACGGTTGCATCTCAACAGGACCATACGTCGGCAAGTGCGATGCGGTCAAATCCTACCAAGGAGGTGCTGGCGCGTGGAAGACGCCCTGAAGCGGGCAACGGTTCCTTGCCGATTTTCAATGGTGAAGACAACGTGCACTTGACATACCGTAGGCCCGCGGGTGATTCGGTGAATGACCGTGCGAATGCGGTTGAACGTGTGATTTCAGCACCCGCGGGCGCCGAAAGTATTGGACTTCAGCGGCCAAAACAAACGCTCAAACTCGATATCTCACGGGATCGCAATTTCAGTGAAATCATTGATACAATGACAGAAAGTAACCCGTATGCGCTACCGATTCATAAAATTGCTACGGGTTCGTGGGAACCCGTTCGTGAGGGGGAGTCCATGCGGTGGTAAAAGGCTCTGGAAAACGAATCAAAAAGTTAATAAACACTGCCGCCTCTTTCTGGCTCAAGGAGCATGCGAACAAATTCCGTGTGCTTGCGTTGTCTCGCCCACTGAAGCGCAAGAGGTTACACCTCTTTCCAATGGCAAATCAAGTATCAAACGAACAATTTCCGTGTGCCCATTGTCGCTTGCACTTCGGAGCGCCAAATTGTTGTTTGCTGCTAAATCCACTCCTCGATCCAACGGCAACTCAAGGAGCAAACGAACAATTTCAATGTGTCCACGCATGCATGCACAAATGAGCCCTTCATTGCCTCCTGCTGCTGGATTCACACCTCTCTCCAACGGCAAATCAAGTAGCAAACGAACGATTTCTGCGTGCCCGTGTGCACATGCATAACGAAGTGCCCAACTGTCGCACGCGCCAGGATAAACTCCTCGTTCTGGCGGCAAATCGAGTAATAGACGGACAATTTCCGTGTGTCCATTTTGGCTTGCAATTGTTAGTGCCCAACTGTCGCTTACGCTAGGACGAACTCCTCTTTCCAACGGCAAATCCAGGAGCAAACGAACAATTACTGTAAATCCGTTTCGGCTTGCACATTGAATTGTGTAAGCCCGTACCAGGATCAACTCCTCGTTCTGGCGGCAAATCGATGAGCATGCTAACAATTTCCGTATGCCCGTTTTGGATTGCACATATTAACGCTGCATTCACGTTTGCAGCCACGCCTCTTTCTGGCGGCAAATCGATGAGCATGCTAACAATTTCCGTATGCCCTCTGATGCTTGCATGTCGAATTGCGTAATTGTCGTTTGCAGCTGGATTTACTCCACGTTCCAACGGCAAATCAAGTAATAGACGGACAATTTCAGTGTGTCCATTTTGGCTCGCAAATCGAAGCGCTTCATTGTCTCGTGCAGTCACTCCACGTTCCAACGGCAAATCAAGGATCAAACGGACAATTTCCGTATGTCCGTGTGTATATGCATTTTGAAATATTTTGTCGGTGGTTGGAAAATCGTTGGCACCGTTTTCAAGAAACAACCAAACCAAACATGCGTTGTCTAACTCAAAGGCGTCATTGAGCGTCGTTGTCGCAATTGTGCGCAGAATATTTAGCGATTTTAAAGAATTTTTCAAATCGCTACACATTGCCACTGTTGTCCGATGTAAAAGCGATGTCAATTTTTTGTCGGGGAAATCTTTCGTTTCCGTGTTTCGCGTGTTCTGCCGCGTTTTCCGCCGCGTGTTCCACTTGAATTGGACTTTGACTTTGAATTTGAATTGGAATTGGAATTGGAATTGGAATGAATGGCATGCGGATTATCTATTTGTTCAAAATATGACAACACCGAATCGGGCATGCACCGTATGTTATCGTGGAGTTGAAAGTGCTCGTATGTGTCACTCCAGGCCATATCGATAAGCGATTTTGTATGCGTTGGATGGTACCTCAGAGAACCCCGTATGCTCGGTGTGCTCGTATCACACACGGCATGATTTAACAACACATCCAAAATGTTTCGCGCTTTATCGGATGCTAAAAGCGCATCGCACACAAACGAAATCGCCAACATGCTCAAATCCATTGTGGGATGATAATTATTTCCAGCGGGATTGCCTGCACGAATAAATTTCGTTCCCAATCGCAACGACGCGAATCCGAAATCAATCATCCGAATGTGTGTTGTCGCCTCTCCATCCGGACCCACAACGTCTTCCGCAAACAAGTTGTCGGGTTTCAAATCACCGTGTGTAAAATTATATGCTGAATATAACATTTTGGACATTGCAGCGAAAGAACACATTGCACCACGAAACACTAAATATCGGTCCTCCGTTGTTGTGCATTCGGCAAACATTTGCGAGACGTCGGTCCCATGAATGTTTGCCATGAGCATGTACACGGAGGATTTCGTTGCGCCAACCATGTGCAACATTGGCGCTAAATCCGCGTGTGTTAAATTAATAATGTGATGAATGATAGCTTCTTGCACCACGTTGCGAACTGCGAGTTCATTGACGCCTCTGCCGTCCGCAACGAGCACGCGTTTAAGAACAAACAATTGGCCGTCGGTGTCCTTGACAACTGCAACCATACCGTATGAACCACTTCCAAGATGTTTTACAACGGTGAACACTTTTTCACCCATTGTGAGACGACTGTGTTGGGCGTCGGTGTCTGCAACAAACACCATGTCGCGATTAAGACCGCGCCGCCCAACATCGTGGATTCTAAGTTCCGAAGAATTTACGGGTGTTAGAACGCGAAAAACACGAACCCCGTCGTTTAATCGGAGAAATGAGAGGGGGTCCTCATGTGTCAAAATATGATTTATGCCAATTCGTCGCAAATCGATTCTCTCGATTGCGTCCATTCTCTATGGTATTGCAACAGAATTTTTAGCATCGCGATCGAGTCGTCATTTGTGAGCGTGTAAACGGACGTTTGTGCACCTGAACTGCACACTCAAACTCCGTATCCGAGTCATCAAACGGGTCCAAACCGTCGGCCTCATCGGTTGGTTGCCACCACCGTCCAGGAAATGTTTCGAAGAACGCGCGCACACGGGCGACAGGAACCTTGAAGAATTCACCACGTGGCGCACGAAATTCGGCGAATTCTGTATGCACTCGACGTTCAACATATCGCACGTGATTCACAAATCGTGCACACACACAAACAAACGGGGTTCGTTCTGTACCAGGTGCCTGGTTTGTGCGCGAATTAAGCTGGGCGAGTCGCTGCGTGATGGATTTGCACGTTAGACCGAGTTTGACGTAATCTGGACTGTCGGGAGTTGCCATGCAGTAAATGAGCCCTGACATCCTTGATTTTCATTGTATGAATCGAGCGGGGCGTCAAATTTGGGGCGGCGTGAAATGCTGTGCATTTCACCTCACATTCATTCGGTTTCGTGAAATGCACAGCATTTCAATCTCATTCATTCGGTGTTGTACAATGTAGCATTGTTTATCACGTAGCGCACAATTTGACATTGTTTATGCCGGATTTCATCAAAAAATGGGCTGAAGCGCCGTTTGAGTTTCAAGAGACGGGAGCGTTTGCATTCGGCGTAAAACGTAATACAGTGTGTCCGAATTCATTGCACTCGCTACCACCGGAAATTGCGGTTTCAAACGAATAGCTGAACGAAACACAGTTCCATCTGCTTTTAACTGAATTGTAAAGGGCTCAATTTCGTCCGTTTCATCATGTGTTTTCACGGTTTCCAGTGTTTTGAAAATGTGTTGTTCTAACACGCGGATTCTTCAAGTGCAATTAGTTGCGTTCATGCGTTTCAACAATGCTATGGTGGTTTTGGCCGTCTGTCCGCTCAAGGTGAATTTGGAACCTCCCGTTCAGGTTGCTCCTCGAGCGAAATGGGTCTCACGCGGTCTTTGGCGTCAGGGTTTGCTGAGGAGCGCCGCGGTTACGCCAGTTTGAGTGCGCAAAATTGCCAAACAAAGGCAGTTGTGGCTGCATACGGAAATCGCACAGTCCGTTCTTGCGACACTTTCTGCGCAACACGCACTTCAGTCTCGCGAGGTGTTGCAAATCGGACCAAACGGCGTATGTGCTTGCAACTGGCCAACATGCGTCAATCACACATGATCTTGGTGGTGTGGGCAAGGAGCTGTTTGCGGCGGTTATTGCCTCGTTTTCGCAATTGGAGGCGTCCAAAAATACAGCCGGCATTCAGCTGCGGCGAATTCCAAGGGGGTTTTCCTGGCCAAAGAGGGGTCCAAGTGACTGGCTGAAAAGACGGCAATGATTAACAAATGCGAATTGGCAGGGCCGAGTGTTGTTGCGAGCTGCGAACCACCGTGTTAAGCTCTGCGGGTTCCACTCAGTCGCTAATTCAGGTGGCTGATTCGGGGCGCGTGATGCCCTGGCTGCGTCTTGAACTTGCGTGCGGGGTCTCCATCAAGGGGGCCAGGTGGACCAGGTGGGCGATAAGTCCGTTTGATGAAGAACATGTTGAACAAACAGAAATTATGAAGATATTTTGAAATGAAAAAGACCTTTGAACCCTTTAGTGAACCCTTTAGCAAAATTGTCAAATTAAACTTAACAATTATGCCAAACCGTTGAGTCTAAAAATTGACCCCCCTCATGCTACGCGTACTCACAGCATGGACACTTCGAAACTTTATGCACTCCTTGAAGAGGTCGATGGTCTTCTTGCACGCATTGATTCCACTTTGCCGCTTGCACACCTCGCACCACATTATGCAGCTCTCGCACGCCATGCATTGGAAACGGCGTTAGTGTACACGGATCGACCGGTCGACACAACACCGCTTAAACTTCTGCGAGCAATTGCACAAACACACGCCATTTCACTTGAAGCTGCTGTCGGAGACGCCGATGTTATGCGTCTTATGCTTGAAAACGGAGCCCCAATTGATGAGCGCACGTTTATTCATTCATGTAGGGAAGGACACACAGAAATTGTCCGTTTGTTCTTGAATCATGGCGCGAATCCAGCTGCAGACAACAATACAGCGCTTCGAGATTCAGCATTCAAAGGACACACCGAAATTGTTCGTCTATTACTCGATTTGCCACCAGAAAGAGGCGTTAATCCAGCGGCAAATGAAAATGAAGCACTTCGAGATGCCAGTGAGCGCGGACATACAGAAATCGTCCGTTTGCTTCTTGAATTGCCACTGGAAAGAGGCGTTGATCCAGCGGCGTATGGCCGTTACAACAATAATGCTGCATTGATGAATGCATGCGCCAACGGACATACAGAAATTGTTCGTTCGCTCCTTGAATTGCCGTTGGATAGAGGCGTGAATCCTTCTGTACTCAACAAATTCGAGCTTCGGCTTGCATGTGAAAGAGGACACACGGAAATTATTCGTTTGCTTCTTGCCCTACCGTTGGAAAGAGGCATTAAGCCAGGTTTATATGACAATGATGCATTAAAACATGCATGTGTATACGGACACACAGAAATTGTTCGTATGCTTCTGGAATTGCCATTGGACCGTGGGGTGACTCCAGTTTCACATGACAATAATGCGTTAAATTGCGCATGTCAAAACAAACATAGAGACATTGTTCGTCTTTTACTTGCATTGCCACGGGAACGAGGCGTGAATTTGAAGGGTATTAATATTGAGGCATTTCGGACGTATGACAGGGAAATTTACAGCCTGCTTCGTCAAGCTGATCGTCGAATGAACGCCCGAAAATGAACGACACATTTTCAAGTATTTTGATTGGTTTTCTCATAACGAAATTTTCGTTTGGAAAAATTGACCCCCTTTTGTTACACGCCGAACCGGCATGGACACTTCGAAACTTTATGCACTCCTTGAAGAGGTCGATGGTCTTCTTGCACGCATTGATTCCACTTTGCCGCTTGCACACCTCGCGCCACAACAAGCAGCTCTCGCACGCCATGCATTGGAAACGGCATTAGTTTACACCGATCGACCGGTCGACACAACACCGCTTAAACTTTTGCGAGAAATCGCAGAAACACGCGTCATTTCACTTGAAGCTGCTGCCGGAGACGCCGATGTTATGCGTCTTATGCTTGAAAACGGAGCCCCAATTGATAAATACATGTTTATTCGTGCATGTACGGAAGGACAAATGGAAATTGTTAAATTGCTCTTGGATCATGGCGTGGCTGCAAACAAGAATGATGCATTAAAAGGTGCATGTCACAGAGGACAAACGGAAATTGTTCGCTTGCTCCTTGATTTACCGCTGGAAAAAGGAGTGAATCCAGGTGCAGACAACAATGTCGCGCTTCGGCTTGCATGTGGACACGGACACATCAATATTGTTCGTTTGCTCCTTGAATTGCCGTTGGAAAGAGGAGTGAATCCTGCTGCGGAGGACAATTACGCAATCCGGCATGCAAGCAGTCAGGGACATACGGAAATTGTTTGTTTGCTCCTTGACTTGCCATTTGAAAGAGGCGTGAATCCAGGTACAGACAACAATGTCGCGCTTCGGCTTGCATGTGAAAGAGGACACACGGAAATTGTTCGTTTGCTTCTTGATTTGCCGTTGGAAAGAGGCGTAAATCCAGCTGCATGGAACAGTGTCGCGCTTTGGCGTGCATGTGAAAGTGGACACACGAAAATTGTCCGGTTGCTCCTTGAATTGCCGTTGGAAAGAGGCATAAATCCGGCTGCAGACTACAATGCCGCGCTTCAGCGTGCATGTGAAAGAGGACATACGGAAATTGTTCGTATGCTTCTTGAATTGCCACTGGAAAGAGGCGTTGATCCAGCGGCGTATGGCCGTTACAACAACAATGATGTATTAAAAGGTGCATGTCACAGAGGACATACGGAAATTGTCCGTTTGCTCCTTGAATTGCCGTTGGAAAGAGGCGTGAATCCGGCTGCGGAGGACAATTACGCAATCCGGCATGCAATTAGTCAGGGACATACGGAAATTGTTCGTATGCTTCTTGAATTGCCATTGGAGAGAGGGGTTATTTTACGGTTACCACATTTAATGTATCGCGGTGAAGGTTGCGTGTAAACAAAAATATGTTGATGTTGTTCTTAATTGCATTGCCGCAGGCCCCACGGTAGGTACTTTTTGCCTGTACTTTTTTGCCCGAATTGAGACCAAACGGATTTAAACAAAAGTACCGAGATTTGGCCCTGGCATTGCCGCGGGAACGAGGCGTTGACTTAACAGGTATTGAGGCATTTCGGACACATGACATGGAAATTCCTGCTTCGTCTCGTTGAATAAACGTCTGAAAATGAACAACACATTTTCAAGCATTTTTTGTTTGCATTTTCTCACAAATGACACTTTACGCACTCATGGAAGACTTTGAGCGCAACATGTAACATGATTGAACATTGTTTTAATCTTGTGCGAGCACATTGAAGCCGCTGACGTTTTGGAGCGATTATTGATATGTATGAAAATAGTCCGTTCAATTTACGAGCACGGAAATCGTTCGCAAATGCTCCTTGCGCTAAGAAAGAAATCCAACGGTCGCAACCTTGATTGGATAGAGCATGAGAACGGGTTTATTGTCGATGCGTTAACTTGGAGGGATTTGAACATGGAAATTTCTCAAGCATTTCGCTTGCGTTTTTGAGTTTTCCTACGGGTCCTACGGGTCCTACGGGTCCTACGGGCTCCCCCTCCCACAACAGTGAACGCATTCACAACCGCACCAGGCATGCATCCCAAATTGCAACATTGCGCCATCGTAGCGTAAATTTGCGCCAACGGTTGACCCTGATTCAAACGCCCCACTTCAAGAATGTGCGCAGCATGTTCCGTAAGTGTCCCTCGCGGAACAGGTCTGCTCGTGTCACATGTCGCGTTCAACAACATCGCATCAAGCGCCGCGCGCATGGGCGGGTACTCGAGCGTTACAGCGGACAAATAATTGTTGTAAAAACACGCCATCATTGTCAAATCGTGACTCGGGTGCACACGGTCTCCCCAAGAATTCGCGTTAATTAATTTTGCTGGCATATTATCGACCATGAATGTTGAAAACCCGAAATCAATGAGCATAAAAGACCCGTCTGCACGCCGAAACAAATTGTTCGGTTTCATATCGCCATGATTAAAGGAACACGACGCGTACAACGGTACCAAAATGCGCGCTAAACCGATCATGGATTCTTTAACGGCCTCAAACTGTGCATCCACCGTAGGCTGTCCGAAAACATGCGCTTGAACATCCATTCCATCGATACATTCCATGAGTACAAATCCAATGGGCGCACCACTCGCAGCGCGACCAACGGAAATAATACGGGGGCACGCATCGGCATTCTGTAGCCACACGAGATGCTGCAACACAGTTTCTATCACGAAATTGTGCTGCACGTATTTGGTTTCTGCGTCTGTCGGACGGCGACAATCGATGCGTTTAAGAATATAGGGACGCCCGTCGGACCCCTTGACCTTACCAACAATTCCATTTGCGCCACTTGCAATGTGGTGTAGAACTGTAAACGTGCCAAGAACGGTTTCAATTCGGCTGTCATCATCGTCAAAGTGCGCGAGCATAATTTTGTCCGAATTTGAACCGGTGGTCCCCATGTCGCGAATGTCAAGAAAATCGGAAATCATGGACAACCGGGACCACAATGTGCGCGTCATTGGTTCGAAATCTAAACGCCATTGCAAACCAATTTCATTGAACTGTGTCATCTACTTAAGACCCGCTTTTTCAAATCGTTGTAGAAAAACCCTCCGAACACACAATAGAGAGCATGAATAGCTTTATAATTTTGGGCCATGGGGGCGAAAAACTTACGGGAACAAGACCCATAATACCGCCCGGTTGCATGTTGGTGTTAACAGAAGAGTGTGGAATGCTTGGCACAATTCCATGGCAACTGTATCCTGTGCTTTCAGACCCTGCGAATCTTGCGGTATTTAGAGACCCCCTTGCGCATAAAGCCGAAGTTGAACGACTGTTGGGGCGTCCGATTCGTGTGTATATTGCTGGCGAACATTATCCCATTTTGTCATACACTCTTTTGAGTAATTCGGACGACAATACGACCGTTGGACCATCGGGGTTCTTCAAATTGCCAACGCCGTCGTTCGTGTTTCAGCCAACCAAGCGCGGGGACAAACGGTTTGAATTGCCCGCATCGGCGAGTGCTCGAGCCTTTGAGGGTTCCCTCATCAAACCTCATCGTAAAGAGCACGTAACACAAGCCCATTTGTTTGCCGAACACCCTGGCGTACATTACAGTCTACTGTGTCGCGCTCTGAATGAAGAGGGTCGCATTGGTACGCTGTTGGAACAGGCATTTCCAGATGCTGACGTTTTTACGGTGGAAAACATGGATACATTTCAAGCTATGAGTCACTGGTTGTCCGCACTTGACAGAACACATCTCAAAAAAATCCAGCAATCTGCCGTTGCAGAGATTGAAGCAATTGTGTCTGCCGTTCATGAAAAACGGCGACGTTCAGGTTCGCCTCTTGGTAGCACAGGACTCCTCGTTTCACTTCTCAGTCTTCGACCTCATCCGTCTCCTGCGGCACTTCATGCTGCGCTGTCTGCTACGCCGGATGTGAATAAAGGAGAAAATCGTCATGGCTATACGCCACTCATGATGGCGGCTCTTCACGGACACGGAGATGCGGTTCATGAACTTTTGAGACGTGGGGCCGATCCGAATAAAGTGGATTTGGATGGTTCCAATGCACTGATGTTCGCGTGCACAAACGGTGATCTGCGGATTTGTGAAACTCTGTTGGCTCTAACGGACGTCACTCAAACGTCGGTGGATGGAACGAATGCGCTGCATATCGCGTGCACCAAAAAGAATCTTGCACCACTGATTGGGCGGCTTTTGGCAGCGGGTCCGAATACACCGGATGATGACGGCGACACACCGTTGCATTTGGCGGCGGGATGGGGGCTTTTGGACCATATTCGTATATTGTTGGCAGCCGGTGCAAATCCGAATATCCCGAATGCAGAGGGAGAAATACCGTTGGCCTGCGCAATCAATGATAAACAAGAAGGTGCAGCTCGACTCTTGTTGCCGGTTTCAGATTTACGAACGCGCGGGCTCATTGGGCGCGCAATTAAAGCAAAACAGGATGATATTGCTGTTGCGCTACTTGAGGGGGGGCAGCCGGTTGTTTCTTGGACGCGGGTGCTTGAATTGGCGACAGAGCGGAAAATGCCTCGGCTTGCGGCTCTGGCAAAACGATACCGCGGTTTAAACGAAATATAAAGAGACAAAACAGAGACGAAAAATGCCAGAAACACTATGTGGATATAATCTAACAGAAGTCCGTAAGTCTCTGTGTGCCGCAATTGAACGGCGCGACCGACGGGGAGCGCAACGATGGGCCGCTGAATTAATCGCAACGCCTGCAGCAGTTGGGTCCCTGTGGGCAGCATACTGGGTTGCATGGTCTGCTGCCGTATCGGGTCCAACACTTCCGATTTTGCTCAGACAGTCGTGGGAGCAAATTAAGACAGCGGCTGAAACACACATTGGTGCAACAATTGCTACAGGCGAGGGTCCAGACGCTGGTTGGATTGCTTTCCGTAACGACCCCGGTATTCGCGCATTGGCGTCTGAACAAACAGCACGTCTTTTGGACCAAACGCGCCAATCGCCAACCGTGTGGCCCACGAAAGAAATCACACTGCACGACATTGCGGATTTGCGCACACGTCCGGCACCCGCGGCTGCTGATGGACCGGTTGTGCTGAAAGTGTGGCGCCGTGAAGAGGACTGTCTCGAATTGCGTCAAATGGGTGGACATTGGTTGGAAGCGCTCGTTCGCGGGGATTTGCGTATGGCATTGGCAGTCGTTGCGTGGTCTCTCATGCCACCGGCAACTCAGGGGGTGCCTCTCAAATGTGCCCAACGGGGGTCAATAACACTCACAATCAAAGTGCGCGCAAGTCCGCTGTGGTTTTGGTTGGAACTTGGAAAAGCAATGCTGGTACACCGCGTACATACGGAGGGATTGCATCGAGGATGGACCACCATGTGCGACGCAATTCACCATGCATTTCGTGAGCATTACAAGAAATGGACGGTGGTTGAGCGAATGCGCGTACTTTTGGCGTGGATTGTTCAATTGCGGGCGTCGTATGCTGCGGCGGATGACGCAATGTGGGTTGTGCCGCCGGTGAATCAGTCGTCCACCGTTATTGACCAACCGTTCAGAGAAATCGCTGCGGATTTGGCGAATCCGCAGACAGCTGTTGAACGAAAGGCGCCCAAGCCGGGAAATTCAAAACAGTCTGCGTTGGAACAGTTGGAGGCTAAAATGATGGCGGCGGATGAAGCGATTTTGTCTGCCATGGGGCTTGGCGACTAAGGAATGCAATGAACGAACATGCATGTTTGATTCGGCGCCGGAGGCATTCGGCGAAATGTTAATATGGATTTTTAGATGTTTTGGTTAGAGATTTCGAATACGCCGAAGAACACGACTGTTGGCATTGTTACGCCGTGAAACATTGTTGCGATTAGCATTGTTACGCCGTGAAGCATTCGTGCGCCTTGAAGCATTGTTGCGATTAGCATTGTTACGCCGTGAAGCATTCGTGCGCCTTGAAGCATTGTTGCGATTAGCATTCGTGCGCCTCGAAGCATCACCTTCAAATGCCCGTAAACCGCGTTCGCGGCCAGCCGAATCCGTTTCAAATTGATTGCTACCCCGCATTAAAACGGTCACTTGATTGCTAATGCGTGCACATTGCTCAGGTAATGCCGGGACCAATCGCGAAACATGAATGTCGGATTCAAACAGCGCGCCACCCTGAACCCATCGAATGCGTTTGTACCCATCACCAACGTCAAGCAATTCGCGTCCAAAACGAGTAGGATTCACGCGCGATTGCCAACATGGGTAATTGCGCGTGTTTAAAAGACCTGTTGGAGGAGGCGGGGGCGGGGGGACAGACATGTTTCTATTGTAATCAATGCTTTCGAGGATAGTCGGGGGGGGGGGGGCAAAAATTGACGCCCCCTTTTTCCCCCCCTCATCCTCTCGTAAATGACCCCCCCAATGACCCCCCCAATGACCAGGCAAGAAATCCTTGCGGCGCTTGAAGAAGTTGATAGCCTTGTCGCATACATTGAAGACCACCCTGAGCTTCCGTATGCACACCTCGCACCGAAACAAGCTGCTCTCGCACGTCAAGACCTTGAAACGAAACTCGTCGCGTTAGACGCTTCACTCGACCACGCTTCTGCATCGGCTGCAATGGCTGCTCCTGACGCATCGGCTGCAATGGCTGCTCCCGACGCATCGGCTGCATCGGCTTCTGCATCGGCTTCTGTATCGGCTTCTGTTTCGGCTTCTGTATCGGCTTCTGACGCAACTGCAGGAACCGCGAGCGCATAATGTTCACCAAAGAATCTTGCAAGTAATTCGTCCATTTCTTTTTGCAGCTCCGCCGCTGAAAGTCTCGGGTGGTCTTCGGGCAAAAATCAAGCAAACATTGTTCGTATCAAAGAGGTGCAATCGAGCAAATACAATGACATGAACAGAAAATTTGCTCCTGGAAAGCTAACGAAAAGTGCAGCCTTTGCGTTGATAGGTACATGGACACGTGAAAATTTTGCTGAACGCGAATGCTCTTCAGGAAACCTCGATGGTTTTTAAAACCGAACAGGTTTTTGAAGAGCATTGGCGATTTTTAAACAATTTGATGTTCGCTGTGTTCGCTGTGTTTGGAAACGGGAAAAGAATACTTGAAGCCCGCGTTTGAAATAATTAATTGGGTGACCGGATGCAGCATGAAATCCCCCCCCTCAAAAATTTGACGTTGGCCCCCCAAAACACATCGAATGCACATGAACGTTGAATCACCTCTTGTTCCACACACCCCGCCTCCACTCGAAATTCTTCGTCAAATTGCTGCAACTACATCCACGGATGACCAAATTCGAACGGCGATAGACACCGCAAATGTACCTCTCGTATGGCTAATCCTTCAATGTCCAGATATCGATGTTGACGCAATGCTGAACGATGCATGTAGCAATGGTTGTACAGACATTGTTCGCTTGTTGCTTGCAACACATGTTCCTGCGGATATCCATGAAGCATTTTTAATAGCATGCTGCTGCGGACACATGGACATTATCCGTATGCTACTTAAATTTCCGTTGGATGTATCTATCAATGAAAATTCGGCATTTATGCATGCATGTGAAGAGGGGCATACGGATTTAGCACGTTTGCTCCTGGAATTGCCGCCGGAATGTGGTGTGGACCCATCGACACAGGAAAATTCCGCGATTGAATGTGCAAGCTTCAACGGGCACACGGAAATCGTCCGTTTGCTACTTGATCTGCCGTTGGAGCGTGGTGTGACTGCGTCTAACACTCGCGCTTTTCAATGGGCATGCTGCCGTGGACATACGGAAATTGTCCGCTTGCTATTACCATTCTTAACGAAAAATGATTTCACATTTGGTGCTCCATTTGAAGGTGCATGTCAGTATGGGAGTACGGAAATTGTTCGTTTGCTCCTTGATTTGCCGTTGGAAAGAGGCGTAAATCCTGCAGCGAACAACAATGCAGCACTTCGATCCGCGAGCGCGCACGGGCATACGGGCAATGTTCGTTTACTCCTTGGTTTGCCACTCGAGAGAGGCGTGAAGCCGGCATCAAACAATAATCAATCGCTTGAAAGTGCGTGTGAAAATGGACACACTGAAATTGTCAGTCTACTCCTTGATTTGCCGCTGGAAAGATGCGTAAATCCTGCAGCGAACAACAATGTAGCATTTCGAAAAGCAAGTGCAAACGGACACACTGAAATTGTCCGTTTACTCCTTGATTTGCCGCCGGAACGTCGTGTAAATCCCGCGGCAGATGATAATCTAGCACTTGCATTTGCAAGCTGCAGAGGGCACACGAAAATTGTCCGTTTGCTCCTTGATTTGCCGTTGGAAAGAGGTATTAATCCAACTGCTATTAACCGTGCACTTACACGTGCGTGTGAAAATGGACATACGGAAATTGCCCGTTTATTCCTTGAATTGCCACTGGAAAGAGGTATTACTTCAACTGCTATTAACCTTGCACTTACACGTGCGCGTAAAAACGGACACGCTGAAATTGTCAGCATGTTTCTTGGACCGAGTGTCCGTCGTCAGACATTCGTGGGCCCCCCTTCAGGGATGTAACATGGTCCTCTTGGAACGTGTCATCGGACGACAATGAAGCTCTTCGTTGCCGTCGGAACGTGGGGTGAAGTGCTAAAATTTGACCTGCAAAATGAAGTTAACAAAACACGCCTTTGTAGTTATTCAATAGTCTTTTGCTTCTGCTGCTGATCCGAAGAATACGGTAAAATGTGCGACATGTCGACCGATTGTGACACCTTGTACATCATACATGACCGCAACTTTCCCGTCCTTTTCGCGTTCACGCCGTTGTCCGAGAACAAACGATTTATTCGCAAGACCCTCTAAATCTGTTTCGACATGCATGCCGCGGCGGTTGTTAAAACGAATTGACGAAAAAGGATCCTTAACGCTCCATGATTGTCCCATTCGTTTAATAAATGTAATTTTTGAACCCGTTGCAGCCATTTGCGCAATGTATCGGCTGTGTGTTCGCATCATTTTTTGCCATCGTGTCTTAATTGTGCAAAATGAATGGTTTGAGTGTATGAAGAATTGATCGTTAAATTTGCAACGGGTGTTTTGTGTTTACTCCACGTAACGGTTTTCGCATTGGCGCGGAGAATTCTTTTTCGTTAAAAGAACCTCCGTTTTGTTTGTATCACATGTTATTTTCAACAATTGTGTTTGGCACGTTTGAATTCAATTTAAAATGCCACATGTTTAAGAGCCTTTATGATAACGGGTGTCAAAATTTCGAAAAATTGACAAAGCGGCAAAAATTGATGCCGACTTTTAAATGGTACTTTGGTGTAAGAACACCCGTAGCATTCTACGGCTTCAGACCCACTGAAGTGCTTTTCCCGTCTGACACCCCTGTGACACCAAAGAAAAGCACTTGGGTGTAAGAACACCCGTAGCATTCTACGGCT